AGCCATTCCGCCAGCCATATATTTTTTAGTTTTCACTTTACCACCTTTTTTGTAATCAGATTTTTTCATTTCCACCGGCTTACCTGTCTTAGGGTCGGTGCTCATGTCTAAATCTTGCTTACGTTTAGTTTCTTTGCGTTTAGGGTTTTCGTTGCCCAAGCTAGCATTAGCGTTGGCTACGTTTACTTTTCGTTTACTTGTATTTGGCATGTTATGCTCCTAACATTTCCAACGTTTGCGCGCTTGGCGAAGCCTTGAATTGGGGTCTTTCGCTGCCTTCGGAAACTGTTTCATTTGTCCGGCAGAACGCGCACAGTACGACTTTCGACGTGATGCGCGCTTGCCAGTTGGTTTGTCTTCAGTTACTGCTGTCTTTAACTTACTACCGGGATTATCTTTACGATACTTAGCTACACCTTTGGCGGTCATACCAGCACCAGATTTGGTAGGGCGTTTCTGCCCGCCGCCTATGGTGTGGCCCTTCATAGAGCCTTTGACCTTACCGCCTTTCTTGTAGTAAGCGCGCATTAGAATATCTTCCGCATCTCAATAGTAGTCGTTACTTGCCTGCCAGCGGCCATACTAGAAGTTTTTAGCGCTATGTCACCTGTAGCGTTAGTGCCCTCTACAGTAAGTCCGCCCCAATCGCCTGCGGTATAGTCCTGAGAGTGTGAAGCGGTGTCTACTACAACCCCGAAAAATATAGCGTTTTCGTCTGAAACCCATATTAAACTACCGGTACAATCACTGTTTGTGGCGGCCCATACACGATTGACAGCAACGCCAGTCATGGCTTTACCACCAGAACTGTTATATGCGGAAGCGCTAATATCAACTACAGTATCGGTTTGTGCCGCTGCATCAGTGTATATTTGTGTATGCTTAATAACTAACTTACGGTCGGTATTAGCCAACACTGTTGTAATTGTGGTATTAGCCATAATCTATACTCCCGAGTTATTAAGCGAATAAAAACGCGCCAGTTTTACCGTTACCTAGACTCTGCAAGTCGGCAGTTACAGTCCATTTGCCTTCTGTGTAGCAGACAAAGTAGATGTAAGAACCAATACTCATTAAGTTAGTCGCAGCATTTGCCGGAGTAAATTTAAGTGTAGTATCGGCAGCAACAGAAGTATCAAAAGTAACCGCGTTAGTTGCGCGACTTTCGACTACTTGGCCTACTTCAAACGTGTCAGTACCGGCACAATCAAAACGCAAGAACGCTGTGCCGCCAGTAGTGTCTACGCTTTGTGCGTGTGTGCAAATAGTGCCCACAGTAGCCGCTGGAAGCGTAGTGATTTGTTGTGCGCCACCTGTAAAGTTATTGATGCTAATGCCCGCAGCATACGTGTTAGTCGCGCCTGTAGCTACCGTAGCAACTGCTTGACCTGCTAAAGAAGGTTTGTTTGGTCGGATAGTGATAGCGCCAGTAGTGCTATCTTTTGTAATGCTTGTGAAACCGTTTTCTGAACGGACTGGGCCGTTAAAAGTTGTATTCGCCATGAGAATCTCCTGTCGTGGCTAATGTCTACCTGCGATATTGCGGGTAGTCAGGGATTAGAACTTCGATCTTATAATAAAAAGAAAGGGAGCGCAAGGCTCCCTCTCAATCTTACTTTTTCGCTGCTCAATTAAGAGTCAGCACCGCATCCGAAGATGGCTAGTGGGTCAGAGACACCGAAAGAGTAACGCTCACGAGCTTTATAACGACTGTTACCAGTGTCAAAATCAGCGTCCATAGAGGTAGCCATTTTTGAACGGGTAAAGTGTTTTAAGCCGTTAGGGATGTCAGTAGTTAGAAACCAGTTACCTGTATCAGTTAGATAATGGTTAACCGCGTATCCGCCGGGAACCACACCGTTGCTAGCGATAGCATTGATGTCGTTATCAGCAGTACCAACACGGCCTTCAGTTTCTAATAGACGAGTAGCAACGAACTGTAAGTCAGATGGGATAATCATCTTCTTAGGACGTGCAGCGATTTTTAAACCACGCTCGTCAGTCCACTTACCAATCTGGATAACTGCATTCTCAAGTGAAGTTTCGTTAAGGTCAACGTCACCACCACTGTTTGAGTTAACACCACCAGATACTAACGGGTGAGAAGCGTTTACTAAAGTAACGCCGTCGCCGTAAGTATGGTCAGTATCAAACGCATTGTTTAATACCGCAGCAGCTTTAACCTGCTTGGTGTACGCCATAGCGCGAGCTAATGCTTTAGTGTAACGACCTGATAAAGAATCGTACAAGTTATCTTCAATCGCTTCTTCAGTGATTGAGAAACCCATAGCAACAGTTTCGTGCGTGTAGCGTGCAGTGAATGCTTCTTGCGCTGTATCGTATTCGATAGATGCGCCTTCAGCCTTAGTGCCTGCTGCGCCGAAGCCAGACAATTTAGTTTCTTCCTCAAACGAGCGGTCAGAAGTCTCTGATTCAAAGATTTCTTTATGCTCTTCACCGTACTTGGCATACTCTAAACCAAATAAGGCGTTAAGGCCGGGTAATAGCTCTTTAAGGAGCTGGGATCTTGAAATAGCCATGATTTAATATCCTCTTAAGACGTAACGTCGCCGTTAGCGAAGGCATGAAAATTGCCGTTAAATTTAACCAACAAGTCAGTGTAAGTGTCGCCCACTTCTGACTCACCACGATCACTAAAACCAACAATCTTAAAGCCCGCAGTTGTATCTACTGCTGTAGCATCTACTGCTAGTGTTGATTTACCAGTAGTAGTACTTACGTCGTCAGTATCTGGAGTGGATGGGAAGAACGTATTACGCCCCAAGAAAGCCTGTGCAACAGTTCCGTCAGCTTGTGCTTGGAAAGTTACGCCCGGATCAACTACAACGTAAGCAATGATGTCAGTGCCAGTTGGAGCCACAGTGCCAGCAGGGTAGCGCTGGTCAAAAACCAACTGCCCTTGAGCATTAATGTATTCACAACCAACAAAAACACCTAAAGCGCCGCCGTTAGCAACAGCAGCAAAGTTGTTAGCGTCGTTTGCACTACCTGTTTTAACAGACAATTGAACGTAGCCGTCTTTTAAAATAACAACAGAACCAAAGCCCATTTGCACGGCGTAGCCTGCTGGGTTGATTTTAAATGCGTCACGCGCACCACAGTATGGTGAGCCGTCAGCGTTCTTTACGGGAACTAGCCCGTATGGGGAAGCTGTAGTAGCCATTTTAGAATTCCTCTAAAAAATTAAGTTTAGTCTATTTAGCCTTGGCCAAATGAGACATTCGTTTTCCTATCATTAAAGATAGGCATTCTCGGATCGTTTTCACGCATCAAGTTGTTATCCACTGCTGACATCTGATTCTTAGTCTGCTCGGCGTAATATGCTTTACGCTGCTGGATCATCTCAGAAGGCATCTTGCATAGCATCAGACCGCCAATTACGATGTTATCTTTGAACTTATCGCTCTCAGTAACAACCATTGTAATCTCGGGGTGAGCTTCTGCTTTAACGGGTTCCCAACCTTCACGCAATTTTGAGTTAATGTTACCGGCGTCGGTTTGACCTAACGTACTAATACGAACCCACTTAAAGCCATAACCGGGTTCCGGCGTAGGCATAGGTAGTAAACTTGGGGCTTCCCATTGTTTAGGTGCCGCAGTTTTCTCACGGGTTTCTTGGTCGCGTTTGATTCTATTATCAGCCATGTTACACATTCCTCGTTGATTCTTTCGCAATTTGACTTGCGTACTGTTCTAGGGTTAGACCTAAACGGCCTGCGAGTTTGATTTGTGTTGCATTTAACCGCACCTTTTTAGGCGCAGCACTCCGCGATGCGGACGCAACTACATTAGCTCGTTTTTTGGATTTCTTAGCATCCTCGAAGTTATCGGGGAAGAGTTGCCTGACGCGAGAGTTTATTCTCTCGTAGTACTTGTCGCTGGTAGGGTCGAGACCCTCTTTGACTAATTTAGTATGCAGCCCGAGTGCATAGCTGGTCATTTCGTCGTCGTTACCGAACCAAGCGTTGGCTTCCTGCCACTTCGCTGCACGTTCGTCAACCACGGGTGCGGGACTATTGTCTACGGAATTTACACTAGCTTCTTGAGCTTGTAAAGGCTCTGGCTTAAAGTTTTTTACTTTATCGGCCTTTATCTTTGCAGATGTTAACTTTTCCTGCGCTTCCATGACTTTTTCGGAGTCTCCCGACTCATACGCGTCTTTATACATCCTTTTAGCTTGTAACACCTCAATTGCTGTGTTCCGCTTAGCCTGCTCTAGTAAAACTCCTTGTTTTTTGTCGTTATCCTCTCGCAGGGATTGGTTTTCAGCAGCCATACGTTGTGCTACGGCTTGTAGTTCCTTTCGCTCACGTTCAGACGTTTCTTTAGCCCGGCGTTCAGCGTGTACTTTTTTCTGGATTTTGTTAATCCGTTTTTGGACTTTATTACCGTAGCTTTCAAGTTCTTCTTCGGTAACATCGTCGTCGCTTGCCACGTCAATAGGGTCGTCTTCGACTTCCTCTACTTCGATTTCGTCGTCGTCATCTTCTTCAACTTCTTCAACTTCGACTTCTTGCTCCTTTTTATAGTCTTCTTTAGTTTTCTTACCACTAATGTCAATCTCTACAGAGCCTGACTCTTCGATCTCAACTTCGCTATTATCGTCGTCCTCACCTTCATGAGGGAATTCAAACTTAACTTCTTCAAAAGGCATGATGTTCTCCTTACGCGTGCGTGATGCCACGAGGGTCGCCAATAACGGCCTCAATGGAATCATCGTTCATTAAACGGTACTCTTTACCAGATACAGTAAAGCGCGTTCCGGTGTTCATACGAAACATTACGTAGTCCCCGACTTTGCACCATGGTTCACCACTAAATCGGTCTTTGTCGGTATAGGCTTGTTCGCCCATATCTATCACAATGCCCATAATGGACATGATGTACTCACGTTTAAGCACAGAGTCAGTCTTGATAAGACCACCGTCGTACTCAGTTTCTACTTCAGGTAGTGCTACCAGCACACGATAGCCTACAGGTTTAGGGAGTTGCGCCTCGAAAAGCGCTTCTTCCTGTTCTTTCCGTATGTGCGGAGGCACAGCGAGGATTGAATCAGTCATCATCTTCTTCCAAATAGTTTTTAGCGAGGTCTTCGATATGGTTTAGACAGGCATCGTATCCTCGGGTTTTACCTGTTAGTTCCCTGTATTCAGCGAAGTCTTTAGCTCCGCCTCCACAGAGAAATTCTTGCAGAGAGGCTTTATCCTCTAAGATTTTGTCACGCAGTACGTCAAATACTGTTTTAGCCATTACTTGTCACCTTTTGGGACTTTGGGTGTGTTTTGTAGGGATTCAAATAAAGCCGAACCCCGCATTTGCTTATCCGCTTTCTCTAGTTGTTCTTGTTTTCTTAGGTCAAGGTCTAATTGAGTGTTGTCCTTGCGGCGTTGCGCGGCTTGCCCTGCGCCTGCTTTACGCTCGTCTAACTCCAACTCGGCTTGCTCTATTTGAATTTTCATCTCAGCTAACTTGGCGTCTAACGCTAGTTTCTGCTGGGCTAGTTGTGCGTCAGTCTGATCTTTCATAGTCTTGCGTTGAGCTTCAGCTTGGGCTGCTTGCGCATCCATCTGATCTTTCTGCATCTTACGCTGACCATCTTGCTGTTTGATCTGCATCTCTTGCTGCTGTAGCTGGAACACAGGGTCTTTGGCTTGCTCTTGCGATTTCTTCTGTGCTTGCTCTTGCTTATTAGCTGCTGTTACCTGTCTTCCTGCCTCAGATACTAAGCGAGCCAAGTTGACTTCAATGTCTTCTGGCAACTCAGAATCAGGTGCGGGTAATGGAACACCAAGTTTTTCTTCAATCTTCTCTCTATATAAGAAGGCTGTGTGTTCAGCGATATGGGCTTGGATAGAAGCCGTAATCTGCTTAGCTTGCGGGTTTTGCCCTATAGCTGCGGCAATGAAGGGGTCTTCAAGGAACGCTTGGTGTGCTGCGATGTGTGCTTTATGGTCTTGGTAAATAAACGCCTTAGCAGGGGTTCCGACCAACATAGCCATGTTTTCACTAACTGGGTCTTTCGGTGTGGCTTTGTCCGAAGACGGTACTAGCTTTTCAGCGTTCTTTACGCCTAACACATCTATCATCTGACGATGTAGTTCTGGTAGGTCGTATATCTGTGGGGCTTGCGTAGACATCTGGAGGACTGTCTGATACTGGACAACACGTTGTGCCATGGTTGTGTTGTTAGGATCACTTACAGGGATGACCTCAGTCATCTCGTAGTCCGAGCGTTTAGCTGATACTTCCCCACGGTGCGGCTGGTATTCATACTCGGCAGGTGCGTGTTCCGCCATAAGCTCTTTAATCAGCTTAAACTCTTGCTTCATGGAGTAATGCACACGTGCTTGCACCGCAGCCATAGGCTTAAGCGTACGTTCTAGTATCGCAAGAGTCGTGCCAACTGGAGCGTTAGCGGACATATCTGAGATGTCCATATCTGCGATAGCGCCTAGGCGACGGCCTTCGGTAGTGATCTTGTCTAGTAACGCTAGTAGTGTCTGACTAGGTTCTTTGTACGGTAGCGGCATGATGTTGTCGCGGATCGCACCTGACGGCACATCGACATCCTTCCACTCCCCCGGCTCAATCGGCGTATCATCACCCTTAATACGTAACCCGCGAGCCTTTAAACCGCCCGGCAAATTAGACAATGTACCAGCGTCAACCAACTGACGGATAAGTGACGTACCTGCGCGTGCGTAGCCCCCAATGATATGGATTAGACCCATACCGTAAAAACCAAAGCCCGGAACGTAGTTGTAGTGTACGAAGTGGTTACGCTTAATATATAAGTCGTCTTCCGCTTCCTCGTCCCAATTGCGGCGTATAGCTAGTATTTTGCCTGTGCCCTGCTCTATGGTAACTACGTACGGTTTAGCGATCTCGTCTTTATCGTCGTCTAACTCTTCTATAAACAAGTCAGCGTGTACTTCAAACAAAGCGAAGCGGTTGTCGTCATTTACTGAGTAACCACCTTCTTCTGCCTTGCGCTCTTCAATGTCTGTATGGAACGCTTCTGGCTCACCTAACTCGATGTCCGCGTAGAAGCCTATAGACTGTAGCTTTTTAACTTCGTTAACGGTCTTACGCATGATATGAGTCACACGCTCAGCAGTCTCTATAGTAGAAGCACCATAAGGCACGATAACGTCTTCTGCTGGGATGTAGTTCGCGCATACGCGACCCATGTTCGGTTCGTAGTAAACCTTCTTAAAAGCAGAGCCTGATAGACCTAAAGAGTATAAGAGGCGCTCGTGCTCTGGACGATACTCAACCATGTTCTCGGTAAGTTCGTAGTTCATGTCAGCGCGCACGCGTTCTGCGGCCTCCATCTTGTCGTCGTCTTCTTTACCTAGCACTTTAGTTTTCACAGGGCCAGCGGCAGGGAACGTCTCAGACATAGCTTCTGCTTGGAACCGTATAGCTGCTTCAGCAAGTACCGTAGAGTACACCCCACAGGCGTTTTCCCATGGCTCTGTACGTTCTTCGTACTTAAAGCCCAGTACATCAAGCCCATCAATATAGGTATCTGCCCACTCTTTACGGCCTTGGATGTCTGACTCGACTAGCTCCATAAGATCGCTAGACAACTGAGTTAACTCGTTTTCGTCTAACTCTTCCGCTAGGTTGTCTTCAAACTCATTCTCTCCACGCTCGTCGTCTGGTATAAGTGTGATTTCAACACTGCCATCGCTTAACGTGACTTGCTCAGGATCGATAATCTCAATCTCAAGTGCCTCTACGTCTTCTGCTGCTTCTTCTATACCTTGTGGTGCCTGATATAAACCTTTTTCAATTGCCATTATTTTTACCCTTAGTAGTATCCGCCCCTACGCGAAGATTTGAATTGTTTTATCTCGTCTTGTTCATCTGTGGGTAGTCGTATAAACCCACCTTGTCTAAATCGCATTAGCGCCATTACCATGGAGTCAACTAAGTCATCGTTACTAGCGAACGGGAAGCCCGCTACTTCATCTACAAGCTCTTCAGCCCAGCGCGTAGCTGGAACCCAGCACAGCCCTGAAGCCACAATATCTGTTACAGAATTCAAACGTGCTAACTTATCACCTGAACCCCTGTGTGGAGTAAACTCCGATACGGGCAACCCCATACGGCGCATCTCTTGGTATATAGCTACACCGGAACTCTTCTTTTCCACGATAAACGCATCGGGGTTCCAAGCATCGTACTCTTCCATGCACATCTCTTTAAGTTCTGGAAACTCCATCCTTCTCTTTATACTATTTAAGAGCATGAGGTTGTACGCGTCAGTCTCTTCATTCATAAAGACGCCCCACGTGGTCAGTGCCGTGTAATCCGCACGGTTATGCTTCTCTGCCGCCGAATCCAACGACATGATCACAAACTCACATGCAGGGGGTCTTTCTCCGCCCCACATCTGCCACCACTCACGTTTTACTAGTGCCGCTTCCTGTGATGTGGGCTGCTGCTGGTACTGAGCGTTCCACTGAAAGTTAGGCATTGACGCTTTGGTACGCAGTAATGCTTCTAAGTCAAAAAACTCCGGCCATAGCGGTTTCTCCACTATTTGCCCAGTCTCTTCGTTTTCTATCTCTAGTATTGCTGGAAATTCGATCACTTCAAACTGATCAGACCGCTCATTGTTGACCATATCCTTGATTACACGGCCAGTCAGGTCATCCATATGCCATCTTGTCTGTATAATAGCCACTCGACCCCCCGGCATAAGCCGAGTTCGGGCACCAAACGTGTACCACTCGTACGCTTTCTCAAAAACAGAGAAGTTACCGTTGATAACGTCCTGCTCCGAGTGCGGATCATCGATCAATAACAAGTCAGCACCCCGTCCCGCTAGGGCTGATCCCACACCACAGGCGTAATACTCGCCTCCGACGCTAGTGTTCCACCGTCCGGCTGATTTAGAGTCTTTAGACAGGCCAACTGTAGGGAAGATGGCTGCAAATTCCTCGCTAGAGATTAGATTTCGCACTTTTCGCCCAAAATCTACTGCTAAATCGGTGGTGTGGGATACCATCATGACTTTTTTGTCGGGATTTCGCCCTAAAAACCACGCTGGGTAGAAAATAGACACTAGTTGGGACTTACCATGACGTGGTGGTATGTTTACACACACCCTATCACGTGTCCCGGCCTCAATGGCCATAAGTTCGTCGGCCAAAATCCTGTGGTGCTTGCCCACAAGGAAGTCAGGCATCATTAATTTAGCAAATTCTATAAGATCATCGTACGCAGCGGCGTTAGCTTCGCGCCCATCAAGCTCATCCACAATAGTATTGATCTCAGTGACTTCATCATCTGAGTAACTATCGAGGTTATCCAACATTACTTGGACTTCTGCTCTTGTGAAGTTAGTCGTCGTCATAGATTGTGTCGTCTTCTTCACCAAATGCTTCAGTTATACTGAGAGGTTTGCTTTCAACAACTACTGCGTCTTCTATTTCTTCTGGGTTTACGAGTTTTTCTAGCTTCCCACGCAGTTTTGCGCGTAAATCGTCACTTGATTGGTGGGTAACCGTAATTTCTGACTTCTCTGCGAACAGTCCTACGTCCGATACCTTGCCTAGTAGCTCTAAAGCACGTAGCCGTATCTTGGCATCAGGGTTTTCCGTCTCTAGTACTAGCTTGTTGGTTACTAGGTGCCTTATATGCAGAGAGTTTGTAACCACGGATTGGCCGAATTCGGTAAGTATACTGTCAGTTAATATAAGAGAAGCTGGGCGTAGTTTCGCCATGTTTGTAGGGGTAGCCTTCTTGGAAGTGTGCGCAGGGTCACCTGCATAGGCAGTGGCTAATGCTGCGGCTGTGTCTTTATCTTCCTTAGTAGGTTCTATGTCCAACCCATGCTCCGCTAGGAATAGCGCCGTATTAGCAGCCGCACTCGCCGAAAGCGTGAGGTCGGTAAAAGGATTGTCATCCGAAATAGGCACGCCTAGTTCAGGTTCAATAGATAAAGCCATAGTTGTTTCGCAGGTGTTAACCAGTTTCCACAAATATACTACAAAAAATTTTTTTGTCCAGCGAATTACAACATAGGGGGGCTTCATACCACAAATTAAAAAAGTGGTACTTCAAATAGCGTATTTAAAGGACTAGCTTTTTAAAGAGACCGCTGCTAGCAGAGGTCTTACAGAATTCAAACAAGTCTTACAGAATTCAAAAAAGAGACCGCTGCTAGCAGAGGTCTTACAGAATTCAAACAAGCACGTTACTCGGGTAAAAAGGGGTACTTACGTGCTTATGGGGTGGTTAAAAAGTAACCAGAAACGTATAAATTTGAGAAAAAAATGATTTATTCGTGGAAATTAGGATTATACACACGCGCGGGACTCCGCACTGTGAGGCGGGGGGAGGGGGGCGGGTACCCTTTCAATATCGCCATTGTCCGCCATGGCGGACACTCTAATATCATGTGATAACATGTGAGTGTATCCATTGACAATACCGTATACCATGGCATAGTGGTTCCAAGTCGCAGGACATTCGATCCATTAGACGGCTTACTTAATGGAATACATACTATGAGCAATTCAACTATACGTTTAATCGAAGTAGAAAAGAAAACCCCTTTGACCTTAGCACTGGTCGCAGACTGTAAGGCTCAGAAGAGCAGCGAGGATACTGGAGCCAAGGCGCATAGACTACTAGCCGAAGAGGGCTATCGTAGCACCGACCTCATGAGTCCAAAGACTGAAGGCTCAACATGTGACGGCATGTTATGGGAGTACTTCGAAGGAGTGTTTAAAGAGTCACTAACTAAGTCTGCCCTGAAGTTATACAACTACGACGACACTAAGGGCTTGAGCGACGCGCAGAAGGTTGACCGACGCAGGGCAAAGAAGCGCTTTACCCAAATGACTGGTAACTGGAAGAAGGGTCTAGCTAGACTTGAGAAGGCAGTGGCCGAGGCGGACGGAACCTCAGTCAAGGCATCCTTTGAAACTAAGGTGCACGAGAAGTTATCAACGCTACTCAAACAGCTTGAAGGCAAGGAGCAGTTCAACGGCGACCTTACCAAACTAATCGTGAATATTCAAACCTCACTCACTCACATCAAACTCAAGTAGTACGGTAACAAAGTGGCGGCCTTCGGGTCGCCGCTTTTTTTGTGCCTGCGATTTGACCAACCCCATTGAAACCAGTTCCCTCGATGCGTTGCGCGCAGCCCACCCGATTGAAACCTGTTCCCCGATTGCGTTGCGCGCAGCCTGACTTGTTACCACTGTCCGCCATGGCGGACACACCCTGACTTGTTTTGACGTATCATGTGACAACGTGTTTTGACATATCACGTGACAACACGCCAAACGTGTGTTGTACAACGTCAGATCAAATGTTCTGCACGTAGGCATCAAATGTTCCAAATGTTCTGCAAATGTTCGTTTTTTGGAGGGTAAAAAAGAACATTTACCTGAGAGTATCTAATGACATCCAACGGTAACCGTGACAGACTAGGGTAAACAATACCATCTAATCTGGTTATATATTATACTTTTATCAAATGTTCGTTTGTTCTTTTAGTACAATCACTTATTTTATATTACTTCGATACGTGGAGGCTCTCTCGCTAATGTTCTTCCCTCCAACCC